TACATTACACTACCATATTGTGGTTTTTGTCCATATATATTGGACAAAAGTCTATTAAATAAAAAACGGCAAGTTTTGTATACTTTTTCTTTGAATGTTGAACAATGAACATTAATTACATACAAAAGGTCCATAATCAATTTTGGCGGTAAATCACACATATATATTGTAGGTTTCTCTAACATTTGCCCACTTATGATTGTTTTAGTCACATCTTTAATTCTAAACATATTTCCATTTCTTCCTCTACCACTTCTTCTATCGCTATAATGAGCACCCCAAGTACCACCGGATAATGCCACACCATATCCTGAAATGCTCCATATATTTATAGCAATAGTACCATAATTCAAAAGTTTTTTACATTCGTCTACATATTTCGATTCAAGAGATTTAGGAGTTAACACAGTACATGAAAGTGAACCACATAACTTGTTAGAATTTGCGAATTCACATACTTTCTTTACATAATCTTCTATATCACCACATTCTATGAATCCGCATGCTAAAACAGGGCAAAAGGCTTCATTTCGCAATATGTAGTCATCATATTTATTTGTTCCATTCAATATACCTAAATTGATAAACAGCACCATATCATCTTGGTTAAATCCTTTACTTTGTGAAGGGTAAGATATGCTGTATGCAGATAAATATTTTTCATAACGTTTTTGAATTAGATTCTTTCTTCTTATTGCTCCTGGATAATAACATCCATCTGGTTTTTTTTCACGAATTTTCTCACTTAAACTAAAATAAAAATCATGCTTTTGCGCCCAATTATCACATAAAAGAATGACCTGGGGACTCATACAATATGCCCCTCCATTTGTTATTTTAGCATTTACAATTTGAATTGCCGCATTATTTATCTCTGTTTCAGTCCACTTACCTGGTAGAATTATCCATGGGGTTGCACATCCTAATTCTCCTGTTATATTTATAGATGTAGAATCAGAAATTGTTTTATATGTTGCTTCACTACCAGTGAAGTGTATATGATCCACATATGGATTTTGTATCAATCCCTGATTATTTTCCATATTGTACACCATGCGCACAATGTTGTCTGATATTAACGGCTCTAATATACATTCATATGGTTTATATAAAAATGGACGTAAAGGATGATGTTTTAGCATTACACATTCGCTATGAAGAAATACTCGCTCAAAAACATCGATGATTGAAAGAAAATTAGCATTACCTGCCCCTAAAACTACTGAAACGGTTCCTTCTTTACAACGTTCAGTATATATTTCTGACTCTGTTTGTGGAATTAATTTGTCGCAAAACAATTCAACTTTCAAATCATCAACTATAAATGGACCATATGTAGAATAATTATTATCAATATCATTCCAATTCATATATGGACATTCAGGATGATATCCTTTAGAATAAGTTATTTTACGAGTTATAAAGGTGTTTAACCAAGTTTTTAGAACTATCCCCATCGAAAATCGATGATATGAGACAATATCTTCAAATCTTTCAGGGTCTGATTTCTCTAATTTACAAGATTTTTCAATCCAATTACTTGAATAACACCATTCATCATTTAAGACAGCATCTAATACCTTTTTTGCCAACTCTTTTCTCTCATCATAACTTGAGAAATAGAAGGTTTCATGTCTTTCTGCTAGTTCTTCCATTTGTTAAATTCTAAATTTCTCTTTATATAAAGCGTGTTTTATAAAACAATATATGCAGTCTATTGTGTGTATTGGGGACTCACTTACTCAGGGAAATTATTCTTATGACTGGGTAAAAAATCTTTCAAAGAAAATGCCATTCATGGAATTCATAAATATGGGAAACAATGGAGAAACCGCTAAAGTTTTGAAAACGCGACTTCAAAAAGATGTTATAGACCTCAACCCTGATTATGTTGTTGTGTTAATTGGAGGCAATGACCTAATTGGTGCAACACATGAAACCGCTGGGAAAATGTATGTAGATATGTTTAAAGATATTCTTGTAAGACCTCCTTGTCAAGAAGACTATCAAAATGAAATGCTTCAAATTGTTCAAATATTAGACTTAAAACTCCCAAAAGATACAAAAGTCTTAATTCTCAGCCCACCACCAATAGGTGAAGGTGGACCATCAAGCGAAGAATGGAAGCTTGGTTTAGAATTTTCATATATATGTAGAAATTGTGTAAGAACTGCTTCACAAAGAGTACAATTTATGGACTTATTTTCAGATGTTCAATGGGATATGATTAAAATGATTAATGGAGACTATAAACCACTTACTTTATCTTTAACTAAAATGACTTTTAGCTATTTGTTATCATATGTATTGGACTGGAAGAATGTTAGTTGGGTCAACAATTACAAATATACAACGGATGGTATACATTTTTCTAAGCATTTTGGTGAAATTATAGAAGATATAGTAAAGCAATGGGTTGAAACATATTTAGTGGATGATGGTGTTTTAGTTAGAGATAGTGCGGAGTTTTTCTAAAAAATTATTATGTATTAACTATAATGGATTATATACAAAACATGCAAAACAAACTTCGCAATTTTGTATTTGGCCTTCTTCCAACCTCTGTAAAAGATGCAGTTAACGCTAAGTTAACCGAGTTATCTATATCTGATAACAAAATCAATAATGCGATTACAGCAGCTGTATCAGTATCTGGTTTGTGTATGTATAATATTGTGTATACATACCCGCGGGTACTTTCGATACTTTTTTCGGTATATCCAATCCATATAACTATTGAATATACAAAGGCAAATAGGCCTTTGCCAATACAACAGCGTAAGATTCTGATGACATGGTTTTATTTGGTTCTTTGGGATAATATGACATTCATAATCAGTAACTATCCCCTTGTTAGAATTGCTGGATATGTCACAATCGTTATGAAAAGATATGAAGACAGCCAATGGACTGTTGGTGATTTTGTTATTGAAAAGCATGGACAAGCTTTGAAGAAATTAAAGAAATGTACTGAAAACAGCGAAGGTTATTCGTTTTTTGATGAAACAGTTTCCAATAATGATATGGATAGTTCTCAACACGTTTTATCAGAAACTCCAATTAAAACAGATTAATAACAATTAAGACAAGAACTAATCATTTGTATTATGAAGATTGATAAAGATACTGTAGTATTAATTACGGGTGGCGCACAAGGGTTAGGATTCGCTACTGCAAAATATTTGGCTTCAAAAGGAGCAAAAATTTTTATTGTAGATATAGATGAAAATAAACTAAGAAAAGTATATGGTTGTTTGTTCAACCCCGCATCAAGGTTAGACTTGTCGTGGTGTTTATGTGATGTTAGTATTCCAGAACAAGTTGAAGCTGCAATTAACCAATGTGTTACAAAATTTGGTAAAATTGATGCTGTAATATCTTGTGCAGGGATAGCGGCATATTCATGTACTTATAATGAAGCATTAAATCTGGAGCTTGACCTTGATATTTGTAAAAATACAATGAATGTAAATTACTTTGGTTCGTTACATTTGGCAAAATATGCTTCAAAAGCAATGGCAAAAAACACTCCGAATGAAAGAGGCGAAAGGGGTGTTATTTGCTTTACAAGTTCTGTTTGTGCTACTGAAGGATTACAAATGTCTTTACCTTATTCTGCAAGCAAAGCTGCAATTAATGGCATGGTATTGCCAATGACACGGGACCTATCGCATTTGGGTATTAGAGTTAATTCAATAAATGCAGGTACATTTCCCACAAATATGCAAATTAATGGAATCAAGGCAGGTTATGGTGTAAATGATGAAGAAGGAATTAAAAAATTTCAAAAGGAATTTATTGATAGGTATTATCCTCCTGAAACGTATGATAATTTAGGTCAAGGACAGGTTGAAGACTTTGGACATTTTGTTGCAAGTATTATTGAAAATCCATTTATGAATGGTTCTGTCTTAAGATTTGATGGCGGAATGAGAATGTAAACTTTGTTCTAAAATTACTCTATTTTATCTTTGTTCATAAAATACAATACTGTATAATACAGTATTACTGATACAGGGATAGTAGTATCATATATTAAATGTCCTCCGTATTTTTTAACAAAACTATCACAATATACAGCTTCAATGTAACCAATCATAGTTATTGGTAGATGTATAATGCTCGCCTTAATATCATAATATACATCCTTATCTGTTTCGTTTAATTCAGACAAAGAACCAATGAACATAAGTACGGTTTGTACATAAGTAAAACTATAGTTAATTGGTACTATTAGTGTTGCCATTAATGTATGAATAACCGAATTAACTCTCCATCGTAATAAATTACCATTCAAGTCAGCCGCTTTTATTAGGGAATACCAAAATTGATACAGTACACATATGCTGAACACTTTAAAATACGTGTTTTTATAAGAATAAAAAATCGGTTTATCTGACATTGATTCCATAAATGATAGATTCAAATGACCTAATCCATGAGAAAATACAGCAACAGCATTAACCTGAACTGGTTTCATTAGTTTATTATTCAAATCATTATCCGAACTAAGTCTCGTGTATTTATACATTAAAAATAATATGAGTGAAAACACTGTATCTGAATAAAATGCTAATGCATGACTTTGATACAGAAAATGGCTATCTTTATTTGATATACAAAAACCGTCTTCAATAAAAGATTTCGAAAATATATCGGTAAACAACAATGAATACAAAAACCCAAACTGTGATAACAAAACAACTCCGTGACAATAATCACCAATTCTAATCATATTCATAGAATATCATCAAAAACTTATATTAGAAAAATGATAAAGGCTTAGTATTTATAGTTAATAAGATGAGTTGGTCAGACTTTTTAGAACAAGAACAAAAAGAGCTTGAAAAAATCAATGAGTTTCTCGATTCTGAAAAAGAACAATTTGGGGAAGAATTACTTATTCTACCGCCAGCTGAAATGATATTTTCTGCATTTGATATTTGTCCACTTGAAAAAGTAAAAGTATGTATCTGGGGTCAAGACCCATATCATAATAGGGGTGAGGCTATGGGATTATGTTTTAGTGTACCAAGTACAGTTAAAATTCCTCCATCCTTAAGAAACATTTACAAGGAATTAGAAAGTGATCTCAATATTAAAAAAGATAGTGGTGATTTGTCTTTATGGGCAGAACAAGGGGTCTTGTTACTAAATAGTGCGTTGACTGTTCGTGAACATTGTCCCAATAGCCATCAAAAACATTGGAGAAATTTTACAAATCATGCGATTGAATATTTATCGAATAATACGAGTGGAGTTGTATTCATATTATGGGGTAATAATGCTAAGCAAAAAGAGAAACTAATTGATACATCAAAACACCATATTTTGAAGGCGACGCATCCGAGTCCTTTGTCCGCAAACAGAGGAGGATTCTTTGGCTGTAAACATTTCAGTCAAACAAATCAAATTTTAGAAAATCAAAATATGACACCTATTCAATGGTAATATTTAGAGGCTTTTAAGAAAGGCTTCAAAAGCACCGTAAGTTCTTTCACCGGCATAATCCGAAATGCCATCGGGCGAGATGACCTTTATGGTTGGGAATCCTTCAACACCGAATTCCTTCATCATTCCCTTGTATTTTTCACAATCAACCGAAAGTATGCGTACTTTCTTTCCGTTTAATTCAATATTGTCGTAATCACCGACTAATTTATCCCATACAGGCGCAAGTCTCTTACAGTATCCACACCAGTTAGTGTAAAATTTAACGATAGCTACACCATCTTCTGGGCATTTGCTCTTAAGATCAGCAGAGGAGGTAACCTCAGTTTCACTCGAGCTGAATGATTCACTAACTCTTAATAATCCACAGATGATTAAGAGAGATACAAGACATAATCCGACTGCTAATAGCATCTTTTTTGTACTGACCGAACACTTCATTTAATATTGCTAAAGATTTTTATTAAGAACATCATATTAAACTATGATTAAGTATGTTGAAGTATTATCGAACATTTATAGATTTTTGTATTCAGTCCAAAAATTTGAAATACATGGTAATAATATTAACATCATTTAGTACATCTTCCTATATTCTTAGTTTAATTGGAAGACTTAAAAATAAGAAAATAGAAAATGAAAATCTGATTACAGAAGATGAAATTAGAGAATATCAGAAAAAATGGGCGAATGGTGTTATACTTATAGGTAAATTGTATTCACATAATAAAAATTATGAGGCATATGCCAAATTTTTTGTAGAAGATTTGTATAACACTTTTCCAAATGTATTGTTTAAACCAACAAAAGCATCCGTTGTTCAGTTTCGCAATACTTATGAAGATGCTTTATCATATTTCATAACAGGTGATATTATTGAAGATACAGGTTTCGCTTTGGAACAATGGTCAGATATAAGTTTTAAAAACAATAAGATTTACATTCAAGGTGACATTGCAACTGCAATGGGAGAATATACTTTTAAAAGTGATAAGACAAACAAAGTCATAACCGCCGAATATACATTTGGATATTTGAAGTGTAAAGAATCTAATAAACTAAAGATTTATCTTCAGCATTCATCGATTCCTTATAAATTGGATACTGACTTATTTAATATTATTCGCTGTATGTAATGATAATTAATGTGGTTATACTTTTGATAGTTATCTTTATAATTTATGTTCGAATCAGATTCATAAATAAGGATACACTATTCAGTATTCTAAGTGATAAAGACTATCTGAATAAGTTTACAAAACAGGATATGTATGTAAGAGGTGTGAAAAGTATTGAAGAATATACACAGAAAAATATTCGTGAGTCAGTATCGTCACCCTCTTTCTTTGAAAAACTAAGACTAATATGGCTAACTTTTATAATAGATTTGAAAATACTGATTGGAAATAACAACAAAGCCTATTTTGATAAAGTAAAATTTACAAGAATTCCGTGGAAAATAGGAGTAGTCAATGGGAATTCATACGAAGCAGGCTTTCCACATACTCGAAATGGGAATATTATATTTTCACGTAATAGTTTCTACACATCAAATGAGGATCTATCCAGAGTACTTCTTCATGAAAAGGTTCATGTATATCAATATTTATACAAGAAAGATGCTGAAAAGTACATTAAAAGTAAAAATCTGAAAAGAATAAAAAGGGGTAAAAATGTTAGAGCAAATCCGGATATAGATGACTATTCGTATCAAGATTCGAGTGGTAACATATATCAAGCAGTATACAAAAAGAATGCCAAATCAATAGGTGATGTATATTACGATATGGGTAAGTCCCAATATTATGAACATCCATATGAATCAATGGCGATTGAAATGGAAAAAATGTTAAAATAAACGTTTTGTCTGGTAAGTTACTATTTCTTAGTATTAAAAATCACTATTTTGCAATGTTCTGAATTCATATTATGATACGAAATGGTATTTATTTTCATGGGGGCGCTGGAGCGTTTCCTTATTATTTAGGAATAGCAAGATATTTACAAGAAAATTATGATTTAAATAATGTAGCATTTGCAGGATGTTCTGCTGGATGTTTTCCTGCAATTGCGCTAAGTGCAGAAATATGTGATGAAAAATTTTATGAGAAAGTTCTGTTGCCAAGTGTGAAGGATATACAAAAGACTAACAAGACGAATGGTTTAATGTTCAAGGATGCAATGATAGGTTCTGATTGGATTAAGCATTTGAAAAAACATGTTAAGGTTGCAATAGAAGAATCTGGTAATTTTAACAAAATTAACAGTAAATGTTCTCTTCTTGTTACAAATGTTAGTTTTGATAATATACAATCTCAATTCATTAGGAGTTGGAACTCGGTTGATGATTTGATTGAATGTTGTATAACATCTGCATGGATACCTGTAATATTCGGAGGTATATTCAAAGAATTTAGAAAAGGGGATTGTATTGATGGGGGTATTGGAAATATATTTTCCAATAAAAATCATAATCCAGATTATAATCACAATTGGTTACACATAAATCTTGGAACATTTGGTCGTTTTGAGAATGATATATTTACGACTTTACATAATTTCATTTCATTAACATTCTCTGCGAATGAAGAATATGTACTCAATCTTATGAGACAAGGATATATAGATGCCAAACAAAATGATAAATATTTTAAGAACTTTACCAAATTGAAAAAATAGATTATTAATAATAATGAGCATGAAATTATATACCTCTTTAGTTTGTTGTGCAAGCGTAATAATTTTCGTGGTTTCTCTCTATTTTGTATTATCTTCTTTTGGAATAATTGAGAATTATACATCGTGTGGTGGTCATGTACATGATGATGAGGTTAAAGAAAATGAAAATAAGATCCTTGAAGAGTTAACAATTCTGGAAAAACCATCAAACTTATTAAATTTTGATGATTTACTAAGAGATTATGTTGGAGAGGGAAAGGAAAATCTCGCAAGAAAGATTGACCGTCTTAAATTACTTGAAGAGTTTAAACAAAATCTCGATAAATAGACTCAAAATTTTATATGTATAAATTATAAATGAATCTTGTATATTTAGCAAGCCCAATCTATAT